GGTAGCCGCCGGATACCAAACATCAAAAACGCCTGTGTTGCACGGGCGTTTTTCTTAGGTATTTAGGGCTTTTTTGTTTGCTTGTGCTCATTTTGTGGTTTCGCTCTGGCAACTTTCCGGCAACCTTTTTTTGAAAGCGTCCATAACTGCGCCCGCGCTTGCGTCCTCTTTTTCCTTTGAAAGGTGTGAATAAATTTCAAGCGTCACCTTTACGTTGGCATGGCCGAGGAATTTCTGCGCGGAAAGCACGTCAACGCCGGCATTATAGAGTATGGAGGCGTAATTGTGCCGGAAGTAGTGTGGCGTGAGGATAGAGGCGCCGTCCTCTCTCGTTTCTATGTCGGGCCCCAACTCTGCCATGCGCTCCATCAGCGAACGCCATAGCCTATTCGAAGAGGAATTGCGGTAGTATGTGCCATCGGGGGCAGGGAATACAAACGCCTGTGGGAATCCCCGCACGAGCATTTCCGCCAGCTCGTCCGGCAGGGGTATATCCCGTATGCTCTCCTTCGTCTTGGGCGGGGTTATCATGCCCTTCCTTAAATTGACCTGCTGCCGGACGTGTATGACCTTCTTCCTGAAATCTACACATTCCCATTGCAGGCCGAGAACTTCGCCGAGCCTCATTCCGGTATAGTATAGCAATGCTACCAGCAGGCCGTTTTCCTCCTGCATCAGCTTCTTTGCCGCTTCTTCCTCTGCTTCCGTCAGCGCCCGGCGGCTTGACTTTTCTTTCGTAGGCTTGACCAACCCCACGGTCACGTCCCGCTGGATTATCCCCTCGGAGTATGCCCGCTTAAAGACGGATTCTAACACATGATGTACATTTTCGATTATGGTTACGCACGTATCGCCCTTGGAGTTAAGCAGCTCCTGCAAATCCATAGTGGATATTGCGGTGAGCCGCTTATCTCCCAGCACCGGCAATATGTGCTTGTTGAGCGCCGTCTTATATCCGCTCTGCGCCGATTCCTTTATATTCGGCTTTTTGTAGACGTTATACCATTGTATGGCGTATGGGCCGAAAAGCGCGTCCTTCTGCGCGGTGCGCCCGGTGATGAACTCTTGCTTGACCGCCTCCTTCGCGGCCTCCAAATCCTTCTTTGTGCGCCCGGATACATATTTTATCACGCTGCCGCCGTTCATATCCTTGCCGACGGTTACTTTAGCCCTATACCTCCCGTCGCTTTGCCTTGCCATTTACAAAAACCTCCCGTTATGTTAAAATCGGAGGCGGAGAAGCATCCACCTCTAATCCCCCTATAAGCGCTGCGCCAACAGCCGGGGGATTTTTTATTTTATCTTGTCGAGCAATACGGACTTCTTCGCCGCAAACTCCTCATCACTCAGGATACCACTATCCCGCAATTCACCCAGCTTGCGGAGCTGCTCGACGGCATCAACGGGCGGCGCGTCCTGCACACCAGAGCCGTGTGCCCTGTCCCGCTGCTTTTCTGAGAGGATCACAGCCCCGTCGCCGTCCGTAAAACTGCCGCTGGCTATACTGCATATATCTATGATAACACCAACACCAAAGCAGCCGGCAGTCAGCAACCAAAGAACAGCCGTGAGCGGCTTGTTGACGTAAAACCGATGTATACCCAAGCCACCCAGGAATATACATAAAAGCAGCGTAGTAAGCCAGTCCTTTTCAGATACATTCGGTTTGCGAACACCGGTATTTTCCATATTTTCAACTTCCTCCTTTTTCTCTGCCTCGTCGTCTGTAATTTCCGTTTCGGCGATGAGCGGCACGTCCTGCGCCGCCTCGCATTTGATCTGTTTCGCTTCGCGCTCATCCTGCTCTGCCTTGAGCTCGTCTCGTTCCGCCTTATTCTTTTTTATACATTCCTCACAGTGCCCAAGGTTGTTGAGCGGCAAGAACAACCCCTTTTTCCCACACTGAGAGCACTGATGTATCATACCCATTGACCAAACCCTCCTATTTTAACCTTTTCCATTCTTTTATGCTGATGTATATGAGAAAGCCTGCGAATATCGCGAAAACCAGCATTATACCCCCTGCTATTGTCGATAAATGCTTAGTTTCGGGGCGTATCAGCCCCATGCTCGGATATCTGCTATCTATGATAAATATTCCGCTTAAAACCACCATCAATAACACGGAAACACCTGACAACAGGGGCAATTGAATGTTTTTACGCCGCCCTTCGGCTACCAGATCGTTTATACGCTCCTTGTTAGTGGCGATAAGTTCTTCGTATAAATCCTCTTTACTATATCCTTGCGGAACTCTCACAAAGTCAGAATCTATATCCCGCAGACTTTTGCCAATGGTATTTAATATCCTTATCAGCGTATCTACGCCGGGATTTGATGTTTGCCCGTGAAGCACCTTTTTGACAGTAGCGAGCGACAGCCCGCATTCGTCCGCGATCTCCTGCTGCGTCTTACCGGATTGCCGCACAAGCTCCTGTAATCGCTCAAAGTCCATTATTTTACCCCCCATTTAAACAATTTTTACCCTGAAAGGATACTATTTGTGGCTTTAAAAAACCAAGGGAACGAGATATGCTTAATTCAGACCGGGGCGGCTCCCACGAAGCTTCTCCGCCGTTCTGGCCGAGGCAGAGGTGAACGGCTCCCGCTCCCTCTGCCGGTTAAAGGCGAATCTGAGGCACGATTTGTGCAACATCGTTGAGCACAGTCCCGTTTATGGTACTTTCATACAAATTCCCCCTTTTTTGCTTATTGTGAGTATGCTATTATCAAAAAAACAGAACAAATGTTTGGAGGTGGAAACAAATGACGAAAAAAGAAGAATTAAAGGAAATCATAGATGGAATGACGATAGAGGAAATCACTTTGGCATTTTTGCTGCTTGCCAAGTCGCCAGAAACAGAGCGGCTTGTTCTTCGGTCATACTGTCAACGACCGCCTTTAGCATAGCTTTACTGGAGGTGGTTTCCTCTGGGATATCTTCCCAGCCCATTAGATAGGCCGGCGTAGTATGCAAAGCAACTGCAAGGGCGGGAATACGTTCATACCTCAAATTCTTAATCTTACCGCTTTCCCATCGCTGCACGGTGGCCTCTGAGACACCAACTGCCTTTGCAATATCGGCGAGGGTTAAATCCAATTCTTTCCTGCGATTCCTCATTCTTTCTTCCAAAACCATTTTACTATCCTCCTCGTAAGCCTATAATACACTTCTTTATTTTGAAATGCAATAAAAATTACTCAAAATGCAAAAAAACTTTCGCGCCACGTATTGACTTTTGGGCGCGACGGGGCTATTATAAACTTACGCAATACGTAAGAAACGGAGGCGGAAAGGTTGTACGAAATCAATGTCCCCAAACTTAGGGGGAAAATGACTGAAAAGAATTATACGATATCATCATTGGCGAATACACTGGGGATAGACCGAAATACTCTGGCGAAATACCTATCGATACCGAGTAAAATACCGTATGATGTGATGGTCAAAATTGCCGAATGCGTATGTGACAGCAGACAAGAAGCGACGGACATTTTTTTTGCAAACCAACTTACGCAGAACGTAAGGACAAACGAACAAACCGCATAGGAGGTGAGCGGCATGATGTTTAGAGACAAGTGGACGTGCAAATGGGACGAGCAGAACTCAGACAAGAAACTGCTAAGCATTTATGAAGAGGTCAGGCGGACGCAAACGCAAATATTCGTGCTCGGAGCGCTCGTCATATTAGGGCTAATACTGCAAGCGATAGAGAAACTGCTGTAACCAGCGCACCGACAAGTGATCTTTGCAGGAAACCGCGACCGTCTTGCGTTATGAGCAATAAAAGCCCGTTACGGCCTTCGGCGATGTACCTGACGGATATCAGGTTCTTGTTATACAGCTGGTTTATACAACCCTGCGCGAATTTTTTACCCACGATGCGGTCAACATCGGATACGCCGAAGCCCCGATGAAAATAAGCGTAAACAAGAATACGGAAAGAAGCAAAACTCAGCATAAAACCCCTTTTTACTTTTGATTATACCACAGAAAGGAAACCGCCATGGATAACTTTGACAAGCTCCTGCGGGACATGATAACCGCCGCCGTGGACGAACGTATAAACAGCGTTGAAGCACTGGAGGAGCGCATGGTGAAGATGCACGGCGAGTATGTCACCACCAAGCGGGCATCCGAGATCATCAACGTAGACCCCGGCACTATACGCGCCATGTGCAGGGATGGGCGCCTCATGGCGACCGCCGCCGACGGCCACGCCCCCCTCATACTGGTGCGGAGCATGGCCTCCATGGTAGAGGACAAGACAGCGGATCAGCCCAGGGTAAAGGCTGCCCGCCGCCATAAGTACGACGATTGTAAATACAAAGTGCAGTAGCTCCCCGTGCGAAAGGGGAGAGCAGAGGGCGGCATCTTGGGCCGGTGTCCGATGGGCAGAGTTTATAATCTCCTTTTTGATATACACAGACCACCTGATATGTCCGACAAAACGCTGCTTCTGCTCACCGCCCTCTGCTGTCTCCTTTCGCCGGAGGTGATGCGAATGACCTAACAATCCCACAACAGCACGTTAGCAACTCGACCGGGCGAGTATAAACAGGATTCAGGCCCGGTGCGTCTCCCGCGGACGGGTTTGCCGATAGCCCGCGCCGCCGGAGGGTATCAGATCATAAGGAGAAAGACAATGAAAAGCAAGCGCACAAAAGCGTGTGAGATACCGCAAAAGGTCAAACGGCGGGTATGGGAGAGGGATCGTCATTGCTGCGTCCTGTGCGGCAGGCCCGGCAACCCGGACGCGCATTTTATCCCGCGCTCCCATAACGGAAAGGGAATAGAAGAGAACATCGTCACCCTATGCCCCGAGTGCCACAGGGATTACGACAATTCAGAACGCAGACCGGAGATCAGAAAGGCCATCCGGGCGTACCTTATGGCCAAATACCCGGATTGGGACGAAGAGAAACTGAAATACCGCAAGTGGAGGAGCGATTACATATGCAAGTAAGGGAGCTTTTACCCATAATCGCCCTGCTGAAAACACAGCGGGTACGACTGTACCACTCGCCGGACGGGGCGCTGATCGGAGACTTCAGGAGGGAAGATATTCTTCCCGCCGTCTGCGACAGAACGGTAGCCTCCCTGCTCGATGCGTCCCTGCTGTGCATGGACGCCAACAACAACTACATCAATTTATACGTTGCAACTGGAAAGGACAATTGATATGTGGGGAGCATTTTTTAGCTGGGGAGTGCCGATGTTTGTGATCGGCATAATGACAGGCTTTGCCTTCGCGCCACGCAAAAGGAGATAGACATGGAAGCGTGCACAACCGGACAAACCCTGTGCTGGCGGTGCCAGAGGGCGACCAACGCGCCGGGCATGGGCTGCAGCTGGTCTCGCCGCGCCGATCCCGAACCCGTTGAGGGCTGGGAGGCAAGGGAGACAACGCTGAAGGGCAGCAACTATTACCACGGCAAAAACTACACGACAATTATACAGTCCTACGTCATTCGCGCCTGCCCGCTGTTTTTACCGGACAAGAAAAGCGAGCCGCCGCGTATATACAGGAAGTGGATCGTCGAAGTGGACGGCGAGTGGCTGACAACGCAGGAGACGAGGGAGCGGCTGGGGATCGACAGACACGAAATATACAAACTGATCGAGCGCGGCAAGCTCAACGCCAGACAAGTGGAGCAAATGAGTTAAAAAACATATCAAAGGAGGACATAAAAAATGAAATTAGGAGAACTACCATTCGGAAGCAACATCAAAATTCCCGAGCGCCGCGAGGATGGAACCTACGAGCTGGCTGACTACACCCTTGGTTGCCTCAATAATTTTGACGTGGGCACCGCAGGGCTTATCCGCGAGGAGATACACAGCCTGTGCCGGTTCGGCGGCAGCACGGAGTACGCCGGTTCTGACCTGGACAAACGCATGACAGAAATATACAACAGCTACCCCGACGAGTTTAAAGAACTGATTATCCCAAGCACGATCCCGTTATATAACGGCAGCGGCGCCGAGAATATAACCCGCAAGGTGTTTGCCCCCACGTTGACCATGGTAGGCTGCGGCAAAAATGAAGGAGTAGAAGAAGGCTTAACATGGCCTATATTCACGGGAAGAAAGAGCCGCAAAAAGACCTTTAACGGCTCGGCAGCCAGCTGGTGGCTTTCCTCGCAGTACTCCTCTGGCAACGCCTGGTACGTCGACTCGGACGGCTCCGCCAACTTCAGCAGCCCGTCGTGCTCGGGCGGTGTTGTCCCCGCTTTTGTAATCCCTCAATCGGCGCAGATTGACGACAAACCGGATAATGACGGCAGTTACAGATTGACGGTGCTGGAAAGCTATTGCTCGTAAAAAGACTGCGAAAAAACATATCAAAGGAGGACAAAAAAGTGGAAACAACTGAAAGGACATTCGGCGTTTGCCGCTACTGCGGGCAGCTGCTCAATATCAAGAGCTATTTGGCCCTACACCCAAACATCGACGACCCGGACGAGGACGGGATAGCTACCCTCATATGTGACTGCAAGGAGGCCAGACGCGACCGCGACACTCATGTGGCTGCCCTTCGGGGAGAGAGCGACCGCATTGAAGCCCTGCAAAAAGCAAATGACGTGATCGAGGAGCTTTTTACCGGCAATCCGCACCAGAAGCGCATGGCCGTGGACGAGCAGACATGGGAGATATTGCAGCAGCTTGCCGAGCGGGTGTACGGCGGTTTTGTGGATAAGGCAGTCATCACCACCACGGACGGAGTTAAGGCCACCGTAAAGAGCACCGGCTCCGCCGCTACCAGCATAGTTATAGAGCGCAGCGAGACCAAAAAAAAGAAAAAGGAGATATAACCCATGGAAAGCCGGGAGATATATGACATGCTCCTGCGCAGCATAGGGGAGCACATGGACGCAAAAGGTCGGGCCGCTGTCAGCATCAACGGCAGGCCCGCCCTGATAGTAATGATAGACCGGGAGACCGGAGAGGCTACCGCCCGCAATGCGATCACTGACACGACCGCCGCCGACGCGGTGATAGACTACCTCAACACCATCGCCGGGACGAAATATCAAAAAACGCCGAAAAACCGCAGCTATATCAACGCCCGCATTGCGGAGGGGCATACGCCGGAGGACTGCCGCCGGGTAATAGACAGCCGCTGGGCAGCGTGGAAGGGGACAAGAATGCAGGAGTATATGCGCCCCTGCACCCTGTTTAACTCCGAAAAATTTGAGGGCTACCTTGCGGCGGCGAAAACCAACGTCAAAAAAATCGCTGGGAGTTATTTTATGAACCACGTTCAGCGCCAATACTCCGCCGACGAGCTGGCGAAAATAGGCGTTGACCTGCTGGGGGAGGGATAACGTGAAAGTTTTAGCAGCCTGCGAAGAATCGCAGGAAGTGTGCAAGGCGTTCCGCGCATTAGGCTATGAGGCTTACAGCTGTGATATTCTTGAGTGCTCCGGCGGTCATCCCGAATGGCACATACAAGCCGATGTACTTCCGTTGTTAAACGGCGACTGCACGTTTACCACCATGGATGGCGTGGAGCATCGGATAGACGGCAAGTGGGATATGATAATTGTCTTTCCTCCTTGTACGGATTTGGCTGCTAGCGGCGCAAGACACTTTGCAAAGAAACGCGCAGACGGCCGGCAGCAGCGAAGTATTGAGTTTTTTATGAAGTTTGTAAATGCTGATTGCGAGCAAATCGCCATAGAGAACCCGATAGGTGTTATGAGCAGCGAATACAGAAAGCCCGACCAAATAATCCAGCCATATCAGTTTGGCCACAACGCCAGGAAAAGCACATGTCTGTGGTTAAAGAATCTTCCCCTCTTAACGCCAACGAACATTGTTGACCCAGGGCAGATAGATAAAAATGGATTCAGCAGAGGAGCATCATTGGACTATGCAACCGATGAAAATGGAAAGATACTCAGTTGGAACGATCCAAGAACTGCAAAAATCCGAAGCAAGACATTTCCCGGCATAGCCAAAGCTATGGCGGAACAATGGGGAGACCAAAAAATGAAAAAGAAAAAACTACCAACCTATACAATCCTGATCCGCACGCCCGCCGGGACGCAGACCATTATTGAGACCAACGACTTTGCGAAAGCCAGACGGACATATGCCCAGTACAAGGGCTCATGCCGCCTGTGCATCGACGGGCGGGAACTGCATATACTCGAGGCGGACGAGCTGATGAACGACCACAGCGACGGCGTGATAGAGCAGATATTTATCCCGCGCCGCGCAAAGAAAACCGAGGACATACACGCATTAAAGCCTGCCCGATAACACGGGCAGGACTTGAGCTTTTGCCGGGTGCGGCAATCACCCGGTCCTCCATTATGATAGGGTGGCGGCAGGTGCGGCCAACGGGGAAACGCCCGCACCGCAAACCACCGCCCCCGGCAAAGGGCCAAGACCTGATTATTAAAAAAGGAGGCCGCCATGCAGCGGGTACGGCGTGATATATATTCCGGCGTGGTGCTGGAGCGGATTATATACTCCGTGGGCGACAGGACGCAAAAACCCTACCGCCCGCGGAAGCCGAGATTTAAAACGGACGAGGAAAGGGCGCGGTTTAATTTTGAGGTTGCCCGCCGGGCACATACCCGGATCATCAACGAAAACTTCACACCGGCCTCGCTATACAGCACACTCACCCAGGACGACGAGCACGAGGTACACGATTTTAAGGACTTCCGCCGCCTCTGCGTCAATTTCCGCCGCCGGCTGCTCTATGCCTACCCGGAGGCAAAAATCGTTATCTACATGGGCCGAGGCAAAAACACCCACCGCATACACGCCCACATGCTGACGGACGGAGTGCCGGAGGAGGCCATACGCAGGCAATGGACGCTGGGCAGCGTCAACCGCTGCGAGCACCTCCGGGCGCACGTCCACTATGACGGCATAGATCACGGCCCGGACTATACGGGGCTGGCCAATTACCTTTTTAGCCACTGGACACCGGAGCAGGGCGGGCACCATTACATGGCAACCCGCAACCTTGCCCCCTGCGGCAGAGAGCAGACAAAACCAATAAAACGCAACTACACGCCGGCCAAACCGCCGCATACGCCGAGGGACTATATCCTCGTCGAGAGCGGCGCGACAGAGTTCGGCTTTGCCTATTTCAAATATGTCAAAATCCCGCCCAAGCGGCGGTGTTAAGCGGCGCAAAGCGCAAGGCTTTTGCCGGGGCCTTGTAAATGCGTTGGATTTTAGAACGATTGGAAGGATAGATGACAATGGACGATATGAGCAACAAACTAAACGGTATCCAGTTAGAGATGACTGGCGAGTATGCGAAGTTCATCGAAAAATTTAAGCCGAAAAAAACGACTGACGACTGCTATACGCCGCCAAATATTTATGAGACCGTGAAGACGTGGGCGGTCAAGCGGTATGGGCTGGAAAATGCAAAGATTATACGCCCTTTCTACCCGGGCGGCGATTATACCCGTGAGGACTATCCCGATGATTGCGCCGTTATCGACAATCCGCCGTTTTCCATAGTTACAAACATACAACACTTTTACAATGATCGAGGTATCCGTTATTTCTTGTTTGCGCCGGCATTGACGTTATTTAGCGGGGCAACAAACAATAACTACGTCATTGCAGGTGCAACTATCACATACGCCAACGGAGCAAAAGTCAATACCTCATTCGTTACTAATCTCGGCGAATTTAAAATACTGGTTGCCCCAGACCTACACCAGGCGATAAAACAAGCCGACGACGAAAATACGCGCAATATGCATAAACAACTCCCCAAATATGAGTATCCGGCACACGTTACAAGTGCGGCAAGATTAAATTATCTGGCAGTTCATGGCATCCAGTTGGCGATTAAAGCCAAAAGCGTTGCGTTTGTGCGAAAACTCGATGCACAAGGGAACAAAACGATATTCGGCGGCGGGTTTTTACTATCAGAAAAAGCGGCAGCAGAAAAAGCGGCAGCAGAAAAAGCGGCAGCAGAAAAAGCGGCAGCAATAAGGTATGAACTAACGGAACGCGAAAAAACAATTATAAAAATACTCACAGAAAGGGACGACACATGCTGAAGGACTACACCATGACCCTCAACCGGGCGGGCATACCCGTATGGCGACCTGCCCAGCCGGTAATGGGCAAAGAGGACGAGCACCAGACCGCCCTGACCAACTGGGCGCGGATGATGCGGACGCAGTATCCGGCACTGCAACTCTACCACCACATACCCAACGGCGGCTTACGCGATAAGCGCACCGCTGTGCGGCTGATGTGGCAGGGGGTACATTCCGGCGTACCGGACGTATTTATCCCTGCCGCCCGGGGCGGCTACCATGGCATATACGTCGAGCTCAAAACTGGCGCCAATAGTCCAACACCAAATCAAAACGAGTTTATGAGCGGCGCTATGGCCGAGGGCTACTATTGCGCGGTCTGCTACGGCTGGCCGTGTGCGGCGGCGGTGATTGAGGACTACCTGCGCGTGCCGGTCTCCGACTGGCGGGACGCAAACAAAGAACCGCCAAAAGAAAGAACACCGGAACCGCCGAAAGAAAGAGAGAGGTAGAGCAATGAAAAAGTACACGCAAGCGGATTGTGACAACTTTGAAGTAGATGAGTATGGTCGCAAGATATGCCCTGCTGGGGATTATACCGCAATAAAAGGCTTTGGTGATCAGTGCAGCTTTGGTGAGCGGTGCATCTTTGGCGAGTGGTGCAGCTTTGGTGAGCGGTGCTTCTTTGGCGAGTGGTGCAGCTTTGGTGAGCGGTGCAGCTTTGGCGAAGGGTGCCGCTTTGGTGAGCAGTGCAGCTTTGGTGAGCGGTGCTTCTTTGCCGCGCTGTGCGACTTTGGCAAGTGGTGCATCTTTGGCGAAGGGTGCAGCTTTGGTGAGCAGTGCGGCTTTGGTGAGCAGTGCGGCTTTGGCGAGCAGTGCATCTTTGGCGAGTGGTGCAGCTTTATTAAACAGTGCAGCTTTGGTGAGCAGTGCAGCTTTGACGAAGGGTGCCGCTTTGGTGAGCAGTGCAGCTTTGGCGAAGGGTGCAACTTTAGCGATGTGTGCAGTTACGAAAACGGCGCAGTGAAAAATGGCCGCTATGTCGCCGTGGATAGGATAGGCAGCGAAAACCGAAAAGCCTATTTTTACATAGACGATAACGGCAATATGTTTGTCCGCGCCGGGTGTTGGTTTTCGGATATGGCGGCATTTAAGGAGCGGGTTAAAAAAGTACACGCCGGCACAATTCACGAGAAGACATATCTGGCGGCTTGTGATTTGGCAGAACTGATGTTGAAAGGCGGTAACGAGTTATGACACATAAAGAAGCTATTGAATATTGGGAACTGTTCAATTCGGAGATTGATGATCTTTTGCCTGGCACCTACGGAGCTTGTAAAAAAGCTTTAGAAGAACAACGTGAAGCCGTTGAATTTACAATCGCTGCCCTCCGCAGGATTGATGCGCTTGCACTTGATGGCAAACACGATGAGGGCTGCGCTTGGTGCAAGGCCGAATACACGATCATTGATGACGAATTTGCACAGCCAATAAACCAGAAGATGATTAAATTCTGCTGGCATTGCGGTAGGAAGTTGGAGGGCAACAATGAGAGCACTGTATAAACGCACGAAAGGTAAGGCGTCAAATGTGCAGGACAGACTATACCACAAGAACGTATTTTGCATATCAAACCGCTGGATACGCTGGGCAAAACGATATTTAAGCAAAGCGAACAGGAGGGCTGACAATGAGCAAAGAATACATAGAGCGTGAGGCGTTGATTGCCCGATATGATGCGGAGCATGTTGGCCCACCGGGCAGAGCAAGGGAATTGATGGCAACTGCACCTGCCGCCGATGTTGCCCCTGTGGTGCATGGGCAGTGGATAGGCATTGATAGCTCGTTTTGGAAACCTACGCATAGCAGCGATATTCCTGTTTTTAGAAAAACATACAGATGTTCAGAGTGCAGAAGGAGAACAGCCATAGCAGAAAACTACTGCCCCAACTGCGGCGCGCAAATGGCTAAGGAGGCAACTGATGCCTAAATTCTGCATATACGAACAACACGCTGGGATATGCGAAAAGACCGGCGGTTATTGCAATGAAGGGGTTTGCCCGTATGAAGACATGAGAGATTTTATTATTGCTGATGATGCACCAATAGTTAAATGTCAAGATTGTGTATATGCCCGACCTATACAGAAGCTAAAGTACCAACATTCTTGTCCACACCTGAAAGAGAACGGACATAGTTGTGATTAAAATCGGTTTTGTAGTAAATACAGAAGGATAATGGGAAGATTACAGAGCGCCGTACTGCGATACCTGCGGAGCAAAGATGAACAAGGAGGGCTGACAATGTACATACTTGAACACAAAAAGCTATACATCGTGCCGGAGCCGCTGCGAAAGAACCGTTGCTGCCAATCTTACCGCTGGGAACAGGTTTGCATGTGCAGTGATCGATCTGTGCTTGAGGAGGCGATTGCCAAACGGCGAAATCCGAAGGAGTGGAGAATCACAGAAACAGCAAATGATAAAAGAAAAGTATGCGAAAACTGCGGGGCGAAAATGGATAAGGAGGAAACCAATGAACTGGATTAAAGTGAGAGACAGACTACCAGAAGAAAAGGAACCGGTGATTATCCTGCTGCAAGATGGACAGATTTTTCGCGGCGAGATACGCATGAGACAATTATTGCCGGAATGGTGGTATTACTACGATCCCGGCAGCACTGACATTGACATGCTGGGGCTCTTATATCCCATAGAAAAGTTTGGCGGACTATGGTTTAGAGGTAATCCTGTTATTGCGTGGATGCCCATGCCGGAGCCCCCGAAGGAGGGAACTAATGAACTGGATAAGCGTTAAAGAGCGGCTGCCTAAGCCGGATGATACGGACTATGTTTTAGTTTGCTGCACCATGAAAGTAACGAGCAAAATTGATTATGTTAATGCCGTTACAATGGCATTTGTCTGTGAAGAGGGATTTGTGGACGTAGAGCTTGACGAGGTAATTACAGAGGGCGTTACTCACTGGATGCCATTGCCAGAACCACCGAAGGAGGAAAAATGAAACGAGTAATAGCAATAACAATATTAACCCTGCTGACCCTCGCCCTGTGCGGGTGCAACGAGGCTGAGGCTGGCAATCATAGACTGTGGATACTGGATAGGGGTGCGATGTATGGAATATATGTCGATAACCTCACGGGGATACAATACCTGAGCACATACCAAGGCGGCATATGCATAATGGTAGACGCGGAGGGAAGGCCGCTGATATGGGAGGGAGAAAAATGATAACGATCCACAACAACGAAGAGCCGCTGTACAAGTTGGCTAAGGAAATACACGAAAACGCCGTTGCCCATGGCTGGTGGGACGAGCCTCGCAACCTGCTGGAGATTGTCGCCCTTTGCCATAGCGAGCTGTCCGAGGCGGTAGAGGAGTACCGCGCCGGCCGCGGCATGATTTACCCCGGCGTGGGCGGCAAGCCCGAGGGCATAGCCGTCGAAATGGCCGATTGCCTTATTAGGATACTGGACTGGTTCGGGCATGAAAAACTGGATGTGGACGGCATTGTACGGGAGAAAATGCTCTACAATAAGGGCAGACCATATAAACACGGAAAGAAGTGTTGAAATGAATGATAGAGAAAAGCGTTGGAGGGTTCGGGGACAACTCCGCCGGTGGGGAACACGGCGAACCTGTGCCGGAGAAAACAGACCGAAATAGAGGGGAGGGGGGCATCAAAAAGCTAAATCAACCCTCCGTGGTACCGGGGCGGCCCATCGGAAGAAAAATTTTTCGATTTTTGAGAAGCTTTGAAAATGAGCGGCAATGGGGCGCCCAAAAACAACAAAACTACAAATAAACGGCGGCGGCAAATTGGTCACCGAAAATATTTGCAAAATTACATCAAAAACGACGGTTTTTAATCCAAAAAGGAGGCGGGAAATTGAATCCGAAAAAAGCAACGCGGGAAAGGCGAGATGAGCGGGCAGCCGTGCGGCGACTGCTGATGTATTGGGGTAATGCAGAGCGCGCGAGGACGGAAAAAGAGCGGTTGTTAATTAGCGTTGACGAGGAGATCGAAGCGCAATACGACCTTCACCCGCAGCAGATTACGGGCCTGCCGCACGGTACCGAACTGCCGGACAGCACTCCGACCACGGTGATAAAAGCTTCGCGGGAATTAAAAAGACTGCGAAAGAAGAAAAAACGGCTGGAAGACGAATTACAAAATCTCGACCATTGGGTGGGAATGATAGAATTTGAAGTGATGTGCTTGCCGCCGCTGGAATATGAGGCAATAAGACTGCGGTACGTTAAATACGGAGTGACAAAAGGGGGATATTGGGAGCGGATAGCGCAGCAAATGCACGTCTCGATTGATTGGGCGAAGACCCTTGAGAGACAGGGGGTAGACAGACTTATAGGCAGAATAGCAGCGTAAAGAGAATACCGTATAAGAGGGCTGATATGGCCCCCTTATATCATTCAGCGCGCCCCGATGATGTCGGGGAGCTGCGCCACCATTATATACCATACGCCCGGCCCAGGGCCTTAACCGTGTTGTCTGTAACGAGATAAATAAAACTCAACACTTTCCCACACTCTTTATGTGCTATAATAATACCATCAAAAGGGCTGCGAAGAGCGGCCCTTTAGCATTTTGAGGGAGATGAGCGGCAATATGGCAAGCCGAGCCCTACATTTTTGCCAGTACCCTGGATGTAATGCGCTGACCGCCGAACGATACTGCGATGAGCACCGGACGGCGGGCGAACTGCGGCAGCAGGAGCAGATACACGCCCAGGACGAGCGGCGGGGCAGCTCCCGGCAGCGCGGATATGATGCCCGATGGAGCAAATACTCCCGCTGGTATTTGTCGGCCCCGGAACATCAACTCTGCGCCCTGCGGCTGGACGATGGCTGCACTATGGTGGCGCGGTGCGTGGATCACATAGACCCGCCTGACGGGCCGGGCGACCCGCGCTTTTGGGATACCGCTAATCACCAGCCCGCCTGCATACATTGCAACAGCGTCAAAGGACACAGAAAAATCATAGGCAAATACAGAATTTGAGAAAGGAGGAGCCTATGCCGACAGGAAGAAAGCCGAGGCCGTTAAAGCTCGTCGATAACGGCAAAAACCGGCATACCAAAGACACAATAGAAAACCGGGAGAATGGCGAACCTACCGGCTGCTCCGACAAATTAAAACCACCCAAAAGCCTGTCCCCGGAGGCGAAGAAGGAATGGAAAAGGGTAGTAAAGCTCTACCGCCAGCTCGACACCCCGATAATTAACGATCTGGACATATCCGCCCTCGCTGCCTACTGCGAGAGTGTGGCGATATACCAAAAAGCCGAGGCGGAATACCAAAACGGCCCGCTTATATACCGGGCGGCGGACGGCAAGCCAACGGAAAACCCGTATATCACCATCATGCGCCGGGAGGGGCAGAATATCATAAAATACGCCGAGCAGCTGTGCCTGTCGCCGGTGGGCCGTGCTCGCATGGGTGTAGCAGCAGCGAAAAAAGCCGCAGAGAGCGACCCCATGGCCGCATATCTGAGCAAGTACGGTGGTTAACTCGAACAAGGCCCTCGAAGTTATCGAGTTTGTACAGGCCCTTAAACATACCGGCGATTTTTACGGCAAACCCTTTGTGCTTTTACCATGGCAGATAGAGGTCATAAACTCCGTATACGGCACCGTGACCGCCGAGGGCGTGCGGCAGTACCGCATGGCATATTTGGAGATCGCCAAGAAAAACGGCAAGACCGAACTTATTGCCGCGCTGAGCTTGTATCACCTGGTCATGGACGCACCGGGCGGCGAGATATACTGCGGCGCCGCAGACAGGAACCAGGCATCAATAGCTTTTAACGCCGCAAAGAGCATGGTGGAGCAAAGCGAAGTATTGTCTAAGATAATCAAAATCAAAGACAGCACGAAGGAAATGCTGAATCTCCGCACACACAGCCGCTTTAAAGTGCTGTCAGCAGAGGCGGCGACCAAACACGGCCTTAACCCCTCCGTGGTTATCATAGATGAACTACACGCCCACCCCAAGCGGGACTTGTGGGACGTGCTGACATTTGGTACGGGTGCTGCACGGAATGAGCAGCTCATATGGTGCATCACCACCGCGGGCGACGACCCCGACCGCAAAAGTGTGGGATGGGAACAGCACGAAATAGCAACAAAGGTGCTGAGCGGCGAACTGACAGACCCGGCGTTTTACGCCAAAATCTATACCGTCCCTGAGGACGCGGACATATACGATGAAGCAAATTGGTACTTAGCCAATCCCTCGCTGGGCGTATCCATCAAAATTGAGAATGTGCGCAGCGAGGCGATAAAGGCCCGAAACAGCCCGGCGGCAGAGAAGCTCTTCCGGTGGCTCCGGCTCAATCAATGGATCTCACTTAAACGCACCGGCTGGCTGCCTATCACCCTATGGGATGATACCGAAGGGGGCTGGCATAAATCCGATATGCTGGGGCGGCCCTGCTATGTAGGCATAGACCTGTCCAGCACCACCGACCTGACCGCCGTGGCGGCCCTTTTCCCACCGCTGCCGGAGGAAACGGAGTGGCGCTTTTTTGTGGATGCGTGGATCCCGGAGGAAAACATGCGGGAACGGGAGCACCGGGACCACGTGCCTTTTGGCAAATGGGTGCAGGCGGGGCATATGCATGCGACCCCCGGCAACTGTGTGGACTACGCCTATATTGCCAACTATCTGGACAAGCTCATGCTGGACTATGACATCAAATATATTGCGGCGGACGAGTGGCGCATAGATTCCCTGCGCCCCCTCATGCAGCAGGAGATTGCGGCGCAGAAGATAATCACCATACCCCAGACCATGAGCGGCATGTCCCCAGCGATGAAGGAAATTGAGCGACTCCTACGCGAGGGCGAAATGACCCACGAGAGGAACCCCTGCGGGCGCTGGGCTTTTGGCAATGTAGTAGTAGCCCAGGACGGCAACGAGAACATAAAACCCATGAAAAACAGGAGCATAGAGCGAATAGACCCGATGTGCGCCCTGATAGACGCGATGGCGGCGGCGGTAAAACTGGAACCCAAGCGCAGCGTATACGAGCACCGCGGCCTGAGAATAGTGTGAGGTAAACAGTGGAAAGATTTAAACTTTTTGGCAAAACATACGAAATACGGGCGGCGGACGTTAAAACACTGCCCTCCGTATCAGATGATAGCGCATGGCAGATGTACCTTGCAGGGCAGGGTTACGCCATAAGCGCAGAGGGGGCGCTGCAGGTCGCGGCGGTATTCAGGTGTGTTGACCTGATAAGCAAGACCATGGCGGCGTTGCCCCTGCACATGTACAAAAATGCCGGGGAGGGCAAACAAAAGGCACGGGATCATCCCCTGTATAAGCTGTTGTATGTGCTGCCCAACCGCACAACCACGGCGTATGAGCTTATGCAGATGCTTGTGGCAAACATGCTGCTCACTCGCGGCGGGTATCTCCGCATAGTGCGGGACAGATACGGCTTTGTGCGACACCTCAAAAATCTGCCCACCTCCTGCTGCTCGGAAGTGTACACCAACCGGGAAAACGGGGAACAGTATATATACGTCACCTATGACGGCATAACAGAAACGCTCCGGGAGGGCGATTTTGTCTTTATTCCCGGTTTTAGATTTGGCGACCGCACGCCGGAAGACCCAATGACCATAGCCGCAAGCGTGCTGGGACTGAATAACAGCATGACACAATACGCGCAAAGGGGCTTTTCCGGTACTTCCCCCGGCGGCTATATAACCTATCCGGGGCAACTCTCCGATACGGCATACGAGCGCTTCAAAAAGGACTTCCAGAGCAACTACGGCGGTGTAGAAAATGCCGGGAAATGGATGTTTCTGGAAAACGGCTCCACGGCGCAGCCGTGGGACAGGGACATGTCAAAGACACAACTCCTTGATAGCCGCAAATGGGCTGTAACCGAGATATGCCGCATTTTCGGAGTACCTCCGCATATGTGCATGGATCTGGAAAAGGCCACCTTTTCGAACATCGAGCAGCAGAGCGCCGAGTTTGTACGTGACTGCATAAATCCCCTATCCGTGCGTATAGAGCAGGCCCTTTACCGTGACCTGTTGAGCGAGGCGGAGCAGGCGAAGTATTATTTTAAATTCAACACAAACAGCCTGCTGAGGGGCGACACTGCCACCCGCACGAGCTACTACAACACCATGCGGCAAAACGGCGTGATGTGTGCTGACGATATCCGCGAGCTGGAGGATATGAACCCCATACCCAACGGGCTGGGCAAGATCTATTTTATCAACGGCAACATGCTGCCGCTGGAAAACGCAAAACTCAACGCGCCTAAAAGCGCGCAAGCGAAAGGAGCGCCCCTGAAAAATGAATAAATTTTGGGAGTTTAAAGCTCTCGGCAACGCCGGCGAGCTTTTTTTGTACGGAGAGATCAGCGATACGTCATGGTGGGGCGACGAAATAACCCCTGCGCAATTTCAAAAAGAATTGGCGGCGCTGGGGGATATATCCACCCTTGATGTGTATATCAACAGCCCCGGCGGAGATATTTTTGCGGGATTTAGCTTGTATAACATACTGAATCGCCATACGGCAACAAAAACCGTACATATAGACGGCCTCGCCGCCTCCGCCGCATCAGTGGTTGCCATGGCGGGCGATACCATCAAAATGCCCGAAAATGCCACGTTGATGATACATAATGCATGGACATACGCCGGCGGTGGGGCGGAGGACTTACGCAGGACCGCCGACGAGCTCGACCGTATCAACGACCAGATAGCGGGCATATACGCCGCCCGCACCGGCAAGGAGAAGGACGAGATATCCGCCCTTATGACAGCAGAAACGTGGATGAGCGGCACCGAAGCACTTAATATGGGCTTTGTAAACGAACTCATCGAAAACAAAAAGGTCGCGGCATGCACAGATACCGAAAAGTGGTTTGCGCTGTACAAGCACGCGCCGAAGGAACCGCCGGAAAACAGGGAGCCTGACAACGGGGGAGCAATCCAGCCCGCAGCAGATATAAACACCGCACTGCAGGAGCAGCGCAAGAGATTCAGAGCGACTAAACTAAAAATTTTGGAGGTATAAGTAACCGATGAAAAAGCTCTACGAAATGATGCAGGATCGCGCAAATGTCGCAACCCAGATGCGCGAAATAATGAACAAATTTGAAGACGGCGTGATGGACGCGGAATCCACCGAGACCTATAACCGGCTCGAAAAGGAGTTTGACGCGCTCAACGCCAACATAATCCGCGAGCAGAAGCAGCTCGAGCGGGAACGCGCCGCCGGTGAAGTGATCGACAAGCTGGGCGACAAGAAGGACGAGCACATTAAAGTATTTGCCCGTGCACTGCAGGGCGATCCCGAGTCCATAACCAGATACAAAAACACCACCATGACCCTTGGCACAAACGCTACCGCCGGTTATCTGACCGCGCCCGTGGAGTTTGTCAACCAGCTCATAGCCGGGCTCAAAAATGACATGTTTATGCGCCAGATATGCAACGTTGTGGGCCCCATAGGTCAGGCACAGAGCCTTGGGTATCCCAGCCTGACTACCGATGCGTCTGATGTGGCATGGACAACCGAGGTGGCGGCAGCCCCCGAAGAGGCGACCATCGCCTTCGGCCGCCGCGAATTTAAGCCCCAGCGCCTTGCCAAACTGATTAAGATATCCAAGACCCTCATGCGCCACGCGCCCAGCCCTGATCAGACCGTGCTTGACCGCATATTGTACAAGATCGAGGCGGCGCAGGAAAACGCCTTTATGAGCGGAACGGGCACTAACCAGCCTTTGGGCATCTTTACCGCCTCTGACAGCGGCATAGCCACCGGGCGCGACGTTACCGCCGCTTCCGCCACCGCCGTGGCCACCGACGACCTGATAGAGTGCAAATACGGCGTGAAGGGCCAGTATATGCGCGGGGCCTCCTGGGTAATGCACCGCGACCTCTGCAAGATGATCGCAAAGCTCAAGGACAGCGACGGCCAGTATATATGGCAGCCCTCCGTGCAGGCAGGACAGCCTGATATGCTGCTGGGCGCTCCCGTGTATATGTCCGAGTACGCGCCTAACGCCGTAGCCGCGGGCAAGTACGTGGCAGTATACGGCGACTTTAAAACCGGCTATTGGGTATGCGACAGCGACGGCCTCTACATACAGGTGCTTAACGAGCTGTACGCCGTCAACAACGAGATAGGCTACGTTGTCGAGTACTATGGCGACGGCGCACCCGTAGTAGGCGAGGCGTTCAGCCGCCTGAAGATGAAGGCGAGCTGATGAAAATCAAAATGTTGACCTTGGCAGCCGGGCCAGATGGCATAAACCGGCCCGGCACCATTATTGATGTAGATGAAACCGTGGCGCGGCAGCTCATATCGGGCTGCTACGCCACGGCGGCGGAGACTAAAAATGAAGATAATAAAACAAACCCCGAAAGTGGAACCGCTAAGCCTCGAAGAGGTAAAACTGCATCTGCGGAATAACCCCGGCGATACCAGCGAGGACAAGGATATAATAGCTCCTCTCATAAGCGCGGCCCGCGAATATTGCGAGAACTATTGCGGGAAGTCATTTGCGGAGCAGTCCATAACCGCTTACCCGGAGGTGAGCGGCACTATGCCACTCCCGCGTGGCCCCGTGATAAGCGTGGACAGCGTTACAGTGGACGGCGAGGCGGTGGAGTATACCGCAGACGTGCGCCGCGGCACCGTGACGGTAAACAAGCCCGGCGCAGTCATAACCTACACCGCAGGATACGAGGAGACACCCTACCTTGTGCGACAGGCCATGCTCCTGCTCATAGGCCATTGGTACACCAACCGGGAGGCTGTGATACAGGGTTCTACGACCGAGATAGACATAGCGGTTCGCGCGATGCTGAATCAATATAAAGGCTGGTGGTTTTGATGGCAATTAAAGCCGGAGCAGGCGCAATGCGAACGAAAATCACCATAAAAGCGCCGGAATACAGCATCAAAGCCGGATTCAGCGCGGAAAGCTTTAAAAATGTTTTCCCCGGCCCCGTGTGGTGCAAGTGGGTGAATGCCCACGGTACGGAGGTATATCAGGCGGAAGAACTGCACTTGCGGCAGCCCGTGACCATAACCATGCGCTACTCGCCCCTTGTGACCGTCGAGTGCCGCATATGGCATGAGCGGGATGCCGAGCCTTACGAGATCATCAGCATAGACAACATAGGCGACCGCCGGGAATTTTTGGAGATTAAGGCTCAGAGGGTGGTGACGGCATGACCATAGCGGAGATACTCAAGGATGGATACACCGTATGCCACCCGCCCTACATGGGCGACCAGCGCAGCTATATCACGTATCAGTGCATGGGCCAGATCGGGACGCTATACGCAGAGGGCGCAGAAAAGGAAACGGGCGTGATGTACTCTGTGGATTACTACACCGACACTCCCCCGTTCGAGCTGGCTATAAAGGATATCAAGGGCAGGCTCGCTGCGGCAGGCTGGAGTTGCACTGTGGACGCGGAAATATACGAAGTGGACACGGGACTGTACCACATTGCCATGACCGCGGTGGGCGTAGGAGGGATATATGGCTAACGTTGAGTTTTCCGGATTTGATGAGGTGGAGGCGGCCCTAAAAGGCGTAAGGGACGGCATGGACGAACTAAACGACGAACTGATGAACGATGGCGCAGACTATGCAAAACAGGAAATCGAACGGGCCATATATCAGTATGGCGAATATCGTACCGGCTCTCTGCTACGCTCTATCAAAAAATCAAAAGGCAAGGATAAGGACGGCTCCCGCTATGTTATGGTGAAGCCCACAGGGAAAAACGACAGCGGCGCGTCCAATGGGCAAGTGGCATTCAGCCGCAACTATGGGCGCTCTAACGACCCCGGTTCCCGTTTCTGGACAATAGCCGAGGAACGCGCAGTAAAGAAATTTGAGGAAATTTTGAACCAAAAGGTAAACCTATTTTTTAAGCAGAAAGGATTGGATTAAATGCCTACTTTTGATCTCAGAGGAATAAAAATCGGCAAATATATAAACACCGAGGGCACTATCACTTATGAAACGCCCATAAGTATGGGCGATGCCATGAGCGTGGAGCTGAACCTGACCGCTGCCGAGGGCAGACTGTACGCCGAGAGCCGCCTTGCCGAGTACAAGAAACTCATAACCGGCGGCACTGCCAGCGTTGGAGTGAAATACATCACCGACGGGGCACAGAAACTGCTTTTTGGCATGAGCGAAAATACGCGCAACGTAGGAACAAACACCTCACAAAAGAGCCTTAAAGCCACTGCGAAGGACATTGCGAAGTATGTCGGCATGGGCTTTTACGCCCCGGACGCTATTGACGGCACGGACAAATATACCGCCGTCTTTGTGTACAAGGTGCTTTTTGGCGCACCCGGCTATGTATACGCCACAAAAGGCGACAGCATCACCTTCCAGACTCCCACGACCACGGGCGAGTTTTTAGCAGATGACAGCGAGGACAAGAATATCATGGAGATTGCAACACTGGCAAGCGAAAGCGATGCGGTAGCGTGGATAAACAAGTGCTTCGGCGCGTCATAAAAGGAGAACGGCATGGATATAAGACTGAAAACCGCAAAATACACCTTTGACGAACAGGAAATGACCCTCTGCTGCAACATGAATGTGCTGGCGGACGTGCAGGAAATGTTTGACGGCAATATATCAAAAGCGCTCAGGAGCGCTACGACAAAGACAATCTTGTGCTTTTTGACTGCCATGATAAACGACTATCTTGACAGCGAGGGCTCCGACAAGTCTTATACCGTGAAGCAAGTGGGGCGGCTCATACCGCCCTCACAGCTTTCGGGCGTAACGTCGCTCGTGATGGACCTGACTGCAGCGGCGCTTCGCGGCGATGAGGAAGCGGAACCAAAAAACGCGAAAACCACGCGGAAGACGAACCCATAAATTTCGCGTGGTATCTTACGGTATGGGTGATACGATTCGGACTGAGTGAAAGGGAATTCTGGAAAACGGCCACGCCGTACAGGATAGCAAGAATAATCAAAGAATATGCAAAAATGCAGGGCATAACGCAGGAGGAAACTAAAAGCCTATCCGCATTTTTGGGAGGTGCGTAAATGCCGAACATAAGAACGAAATTTATAGCCGAAGGGGAAAAGGAATATAAAGAAGCACTGAAAAGCATAGATAATGGCATGAAAGTGCTGCAATCGGAATCAAAAAAGCTGGCGGCGCAGTTTGAGGATAATGCCGATTCCGCCGAGGCGTTGAACGCAAAAAACAAAAACCTCGACGAAAGCGTGTTGAACCTGAAAGACAAACTGGAATTGCAGGAAGAGTGGCTAAAGAAGGTGGGCGCGGCCTATGGCGAGGCCGACGAACGCACGATGCGCATGAAAAAGGCCGTGAACGACACCGAAACGGCGCTCATAAAAGCCGAAAAAGAGCTGAAAAACAACACGGAAGCCTTGAAAGAGTACGGCGATGGGGCTGATAATGCGGGGGACAACAGCAAGGGGCTGGGCGATGCGCTCGACGAACTGGGCAGCAAATTTGGAATAAGCCTGCCGGACAACATCAAGGGAACCCTCGACGGGATGGTGAAGATAGACGGTCAATCCATGGCGCTGATAGGCACGTTTGCGGCGGTAGCCGCCGCGATAGTGGTGGTAGAAAAAGCGCTTATCGACTTGACGGTGCAGCAGGCAGAATGGGCCAAAGAAATCGAGAGCGGTTCATCTCAGCTTGGCATGTCCACCGAATCATATCAGCAGCTCGATTATGTAATGCAGTCCGTGGGTTACTCGATGGATCAGGCTAAGGGAGACCTTTCCGCCCTTGCAGAGAAAGCACAGGACGCCGCCAGCGGCTCCGGCGAAGCGGCGGAAATGTTCGACCGCCTCGGCGTATCGGTGACAAACACCGACGGCACAATGAAATCACAGGCACAGCTTTTTACAGAGGTATACAGCGCTCTGGCACAGATGTCCGACGTAACCGATAGAAATGCAATAGCCTCAAAACTGCTGGGAACGACCGGCGAAGAAGCCGTTATCCCCATGCTTGAAAAATACGGCAGGGCAATAGAACAGGTAGCCTCGGCAGCGCCCATCGTGAAGGACGAGGACATACAAAAGCTGGCCTCTCTCAGCGATTCGCTCGGAATGTTCGAGGCAAAAATGGAAGCCGCGAAAAGCAAAGTTGCGGCTGCTTTTGCACCGGCCCTCGAACAGGTAATACAGATCGTGGGCGACCTTGCGATGCAATTTGCGGAGTTTGCGGCGGATACGGGGCTGGTTGACCTTTTCGGCACAATCATCGAACTGGCGGGCAACCTGTTACAGGCGTTAGAGCCGGTGCTGGATATACTCAACCTGCTAAAGCCGGTATTCCAGGCGATTGGCGGCGTACTGGCCCTGTTCGCGGACGCGGTGAAGGTGGTCGTAAACGCTGTGGGAGCGCTTACAGACACGCTGGATTATCTTTTCTCCTTCGGGCAGAAGAGATTTGACACCTCGAATATACAGAGCATAGCCAATGTCTTTAACGGCACAGACAGCAGCTTCGGGCGTTGGATGGGCAGCGTGGCGCATAACGCCGCTGGCACCGACAACTGGCGCGGCGGCCTGACTTGGGTGGGCGAAAGCGGGCCGGAGCTGGTAGACTTACCGAAGGGGAGCAGAGTGTTGAATAATCAGGAGAGCCGCGGCGTGGGCGGCGACACTTTTAATATCAGAGTTGATATGTCGCAGATAAGCGATATACAAAAACTGGTAGACATGGCGAACAACTACCGCCGCAGCGTGCGGATGGGGTACGGAGGATAACATATGGCGACATTAGCAGACTTGCCGCTCGGGGCAATAATACTCATCCCGGTAGGCACCGAAGAAAACAGGCAATGCGAAGTGGCGGATAAAAATAACCTCGTATCCGGAGGCACAGTGCTGGTATACAAAAATGCATACGAAGAATCGGAGTTTGGAAACTCGACCCTATACCCGGACGGAACACTGGATAACCTTATAAAAAATACGATATTCAACAGTTTCCCGCAAACGCTGCGCGAAAAAATGATGAATGTTACCTTTGCTCTCAAAGGCAGCAATAGCATAACCCGCAAGATGTTCGCCCTGACCTACACCATGGCGGGCTTTGGCAATAACAGCGGAGTTGCGGAGGGCAAAGCTCTCCAATATTACACCAGCAACAACAGGCGCATAAAGAAAAAGGGGGGCGCATCGACCCTCTGGTGGCTTTCTTCGCAGAACTCCTCTGACGGCGCGTGGAGCGTCAACGCGGTCGGCTCCTCCTTCAGCTACCGCCCCTCGGGCTCGGGCGGGGTTGTCCCCGCTTTTGCAATCCCACAATCGACACAACTGGAAGACGACCAAAACCAATACGGCAACTACTTCATAAAGGACTTACTCCCGAACGACAAAATAACCGTAACGACAGTAAAACCGAAAAACACATACGCCGGAAGCTGGGATACGATAAATTTTGAGTGGACATACGCAAGCCGTGAGGGGTTAGCACAGAAAAAATACGAACTGCAATATAAGGATACATCTCACACTGATTGGACTGCGTTGGCCTCTGCAGAATCGGCAAATACTAATGTAAATATACCTCCAAACACTTTTGCCGCAGGCATCGTAAAATGGCGCGTGCGCTGCACGAACGCAAACAATCAAGTTAGCGCATGGAGCGAAGAAGCGTCATTTACGGCCCAGGGCAAACCACCGGTTCCAACGGTATATGCTACCTCAAGCCCGCGGCCGGAAATAACATGGACCGGCGAAGGGCAGCTTGCTTATCAAATAAAGATCGACAATGCAGTATTGCACACTGCTTACAGCACTGACGGGCAGTATAAGGTTAAAGAATATCTGGCTGATGGCGCGCACATAGCCGCAGTGCGGATACAGAACGAATACGGCCTTTGGAGCGATTGGGGAACGGCTGTATTTACCGTTGCCAACACCCCGGGCGCGCCAATAACACTTTTTGCCGCGGGCGGCGAAAAAGCGGCCCTTGCATGGACAGAAACGGATCACAAAACTTACTATATTTACCGCGATGACATACCAATAGCAAAAACCACGGCACACACATACTCCGACCAAATGGCCATAGGGACGCACAAATATAAAGTGCGCGGCGTTGCTGGAGACAGTTACTCCATGTCCAATGAGGTCACGGTCACGCTTTCGGTAGACGCGCCGGAGATAGCGGCGCTGGGTGAAATGCAATGGTTGCGGCTGGAATATTCCACCGCGCAGAATAGCCCGCTGGGCGTGTCGGCGTATCAGGATGTAGCGTATCAGTTTTACGCCGGGCGGCGGTATCCCGTGGCTGAGACCTCGCAGCAAATAACCAAAATATACAGTTTTAACGCTGCTTTTAACGATGCGGCGCAGGCAGCGGCTTTTGAGGGACTGCTAGGCAAGACCGTGATATACAGAGATCAGCACGGCTGCCTGTGCACCGGCCCGCTGATGGGCTTCGAGCTGAGCATAGACCAGTTTTTCAGGGCATTTTCGTGCAGCATACAGCAAACGGACAACATGGAGAGGATTGAGCATGATTGATACGATGAGCGTAGTAGCCAGCCGCTTTGAGGTGATACGCAACGGTGCCGCTACGGAGTACGATCTGACGGCGGTGGGGGATGACTATCCCACCGTCACCATGGCTGCCGACGGCGAAATAAAGACCTCCATGTACGGCGTGTTCGAGCATAACGACAATGTGGATTATCTAAACGATGAAATAAGGCCGTATTACATCAAGGACGGCATAGAGTATCCTCTCGGCATATACATGGTGGGCACGCTGACCACCAAACACACTAAATACGGCAAGGACGAGGACACCATAGAGGCATACGACCGCGCGCTGAAGCTCAAACAAACCAAAACCGAATCCCGGCACTATATTGCAGCGGGAACGCCATACATGACTGCGATACAGAGCCTTATCCGGGACGCCGGAATACCGCGCATACGGATGGACGATTGCGAGGACACTCTTGCCACAGACCGTGAGGATTGGGAAATAGGAACGGAATATCTCACCATCATCAATGCACTGCTGTCCGAAATAAACTTTTCGGATGTTTGGTTTGATTTTGATGGGGTAGCCCGCCTTGAAAGGTACGAGGCTCCGTCCAGCTCCAACATAGACCGGGAGTATCGGGACGACGAATACAGTATCATCGCCCCGGAATACACAGAGGAAATGGACATATATGAGGCCCCCAACGTTTTCATCGTCAACGTATCTAACCCTGACTATGACAACCCCATGACCGCAACGGGCATAAATGACAGCATGATCTCCGCTTTGTCCACGGTACGCAGAGGGCGGCGCATATTGGCGACGCCGGTTGAACTGGATAATATAGCAAGCCAGACGGCGCTGCAAAAATACGCGGATAATCTTGCTGTAAAATCCATGTTTGCAACGCAAAAAATCAAATTTTACACGGCCGTAAACCCGGCCCATGGCGTAGGAGATGTTATCGCGCTGTATAACGGGGAGCTGGTAGGCGTGTACGAAGAAACCAACTGGAAAATAGAAATACGCCCTGGCGCCCTCATGGAGCATCAGGCAAAAAAGGTGGTGTTCGTGTGATATATCAGGAGCAGGAAGCACTGTTTTTACAAAAGCGCAGGCCATCAGCGGCGAAATTTGCCTCTGTGGTGGCGGTGTCCGGCGGCAAAGCCACGCTCAAATTTGACGGAGAAACTACCGCTACACAGAAACACTATAAATATAACGCCGCGCTCTCGTTGAAAGCGGGTGACCGGGTAAAAGTGAATAAAATATCCGGCACTTATGTCATAGAATACAAACTGTAGGAGGGCGACTATGCTTACAGGCATTATACGCGGGCAGAGGCTTATGCTGCGTACACCACTTGTGGTGGCAGACAGCATAAACTATCTGACTGCAAAATTTGCGTTTGACGCCGACTGGAAGGGCCGCGTTATCACGGCCTATTTTGTATGCGGAGATAAGACCATAACCGCGGAGCTCGCAAGTGGCGAAATCACTGCAGAACAGGGAATAAACCTCACTGCGGGACGCTGGGAACTGAAACTATCCGGCATAAAGGCCGACAGCCGCGTGACGGCGGGCCCGGTATGGTTTGACGTACTGCCATTCGGCGCTACGGATGGCGAACTGCCGGATATATCCCTGACGCAGTACGAACAACTCCTTGCAAAAATCGGCGACATGGACGAGTTGACCACCGCGGACAAGAATACCCTTGTAGCGGCCATAAACGAGGCGGCGCAGAGCGGCGGCGGTTCCGGTGGCGGGGGATTGCCGGCGGGCGGAACGCCGGGGCAGGTACTCACTCGAACCGCAAGCGGCTCGGCGTGGCAGGACGGCACTCCCGGCCCCGTCGGCCCCCAGGGCCCCGAAGGCAAGAAAGGCGATAAAGGCGACACAGGAGCTGCAGGAGAAACGGGCCCCACTGGCCCCAAAGGTGAACAGGGTATCCAAGGGCCTAAAGGCGACCCCGGAGACAAGGGAGAAACGGGCCCCAAGGGGGATACGGGAGCCACGGGCGAACGAGGCCCCGCAGGAGCGCACTTTACGCCCTCTGTGACCGCTGACGGCGATTTATCGTGGAGTAATGACGGCGGGCTGGAAAACCCCGCCACAGTCAATATAAGGGGGCCACAGGGCGCACAGGGAGCCAAAGGTGACACGGGCGAAGGATTTGCCGTGTTAGGCTATTACGCTTCCCTCTCCGCATTACAAGCTGGAGTATCTAACCCCTCCGCCGGTGACGCTTACGGCGTGGGCGCGGGCGAACCGTATGATATATATATCTGGGACGGCGTAAATTCCAAGTGGGTAAACAACGGCCCCTTGCAGGGCGCAAAAGGTGAGCAAGGCCCCACTGGCCCTAAAGGCGATACGGGCCCCAAGGGAGACCCTGGTGATAAAGGCGACACGGGAGCAAGGGGAGAACAGGGCCCCACGGGCGAAGCCGCCGGATTCGGCACACCTACCGCCACGGCGACTACCCTTGACGCGGGAGCCCCCGCTACTGTAGAGGTGACAGCTTCCGGCGCAGATACCGCAAAGGTATTCGCCTTTAAGTTCGGCGTTCCCAAGGGCGAAAAGGGCGCGACTGGTGAGCAGGGCGCAAAGGGAGAGCAGGGAGCGAAAGGAGACGCTGGAGCAAAGGGCGACCCCGGCCCCTACTTTACCCCCTCGGTATCCGCTGATGGCATAATCTCATGGAGCAATAACGGCGGCCTCGCTAATCCTCCCGACGCCAACATAAAAGGCCCACAGGGTGAGCAGGGCGAACAAGGTATCCAAGGCCCCGAAGGCCCGCAGGGCATACAAGGCGAGCAAGGCATACAAGGAGAGCAGGGCCCGCAGGGCAACCCCGGAGTAAAGGGCGACCCCGGCGCAGCCGCAGGATTTGGCACACCCACCGCCACGGCAAATACCCTCACTGCCGGAGCCGCCGCCACCGTAAAGGTAACGGCAAGCGGCGCGGACACCGCAAAGGTATTTGATTTTGAGTTCGGCATCCCGCAGGGCGAAAAAGGCGCGACAGGCGAACAAGGCCCGCAAGGCGACCCCGGCGCGAAGGGCGATCCGGGTGAGCAAGGCCCGCAGGGTATCCAAGGCCCCAAGGGCGCGGACGGCCCCAAGGGCGACACCGGCCCGTATTTTACCCCCTCGGTATCCGCCGAGGGCGTTATATCATGGAGCAATAACGGCGGCCTGGATAACCCCGCAAGCGTCAGCATCAAAGGCCCGCAGGGCGACACGGGAACGAAAGGCGACACTGGCGCACAGGGCGAACAGGGCCCCGCTGGCCCTAACGAGATAACCGCCGACACCGCGACCAGCATTAACGGCCTGCTCAAGGGCGCAGGCGGCAAGGTGGCGCAGGCCGAGGGCGGCGTGGACTACCTGACCCCGCCCGTTATGGCTTCCTCTCTCCCCGCCAGCGGCGCGGCGCTTACGGCAAACACCATATATAACGTATCCTCTCCTGTTGGTACATACGTGTTTACCCCGCCCGCCTCCGGCTGGGCGCACGGCACATTCAGCACTGCGGCCTCGGTTGCGGTGTCGTTTGTGAGCGGGGCGAACTATTTAGGCGCGGCCCCGGCAATAGAGGCAAGCAAGACCTATGAATTTGACGTATACAATGGCGTGTGGGCGGTACAGGAGGTCGTGAGCGCATGATACCCTTACAGTTTGCCTTACGGCGCAGAATGATGATGGCAGGAGGTGGCGGCGGTGCGCCCATATCCGATTTGCCGCTGGGCGCGTTGATAAATGTAGGCACGGACGGTGGAGAGGGTGCGCCTAACTATGAGATAGCGGATAAGGACAATCTTATGGATGGCGGCGTGGTGCTGGTGAGGAAAGAAATATATTCCAAATCCATGTTCGGCTCAACCGAGGGCTACCCCAATAACACTCTGGACAAACTGATAACAAACACCATTTACGGCAGACTTCCGCAAAAGCTTAAAGACAAAATGATTGATGTAACATTCAATCTTGCGGGTATAGGGGATATTACCCGCAAGATGTTCGCTCTGTCCTGCACCATGGCGGGCTTCGGCAAGAATTTGGGAATTGTGGAGGGCAAGGCGCTCCAATTATACAAGAGCGATGCCCGTAGGATTAAAAAGTTTAAAGGAGTTGCGGACTTATGGTGGTTGTCGTCGCGGAGGCTTAATAGTGATAATGATGAATGGTCAGTGTGGGCGGTTTATGCTAGAGGTTATAAAGGCGATCCCTCTAACGGTGACCCCCAGGGTGTTGTATTCGCTTTTGTAATACCTTCCAAAACACTTTATGACCCTACACTAAATACAGACGGTTCATATAATTTAATCCTATAAGGAGAAAACAATGCTAAACACAAACTATGCCAAGCTGGTGGGCGGGTATCCCGAATATTTACGCCTGCCGGTTGAGTTGCAATCGCCGCTTATAATCAACGGTGTGACGCACCCCGCAGGGGCGCACCTCTCCACCAATGACGATGCGACAATAAAGGAGCTGGGCTATAAGCCCGTGACCCGTTCCCCCATGCCCTCAAAGGAGGGCTATTATTATACCGAGAGCTGGGAGGACAGCGGCGAAGCGATAGTCCAGAGCTGGACGGAGCATGAGGCGCAGGCCACCACGCAGGACTATATAGACGCGCTGGCAGAACTGGGGGTGAATGTGAATGACGCGCAGTGAACTTATGGCGCTGGTAGCCGTGCGTAAAGCGGAAATCGAGGCGCACGAGACCGACCTTGTAGAGGTGCTGACGGCGGCGCGGGCAGGGCTTACCCCCACCCCCACCCAGGGCGCACCGTGGGACGCTGAGACCCGCTACATAGCCGGGGATACGGTTGAGGGCGGCTATGTCGCCCTCAAATACAGCCGCAACAAGCCCCCTGCCGCAAACCTCGGCACATATTGGGCGGTGCAGACCGTGACCTATCCCGCGTGGGGCGACATCGAGGACGGCACGGTGATTGAGGTAGACACCATAGTGACCTACAACGGCAAAACGTGGCAATGCACCGAGCAGCACATCAAATCCACCGTCTACAAGCCCAAGGCGGGCAGTGCGAAGTGGACAGAGGTCGCAAGTTAGCCGCAAGTTATAAGCAAGTTAAAAAAGCAAGGCAGCGTCTAACTGTTCGGGATTTCCGAACAATCCCCGGCAAGTTAAATTTGTACCGATACGGTACTAAAAAATAGAAAGGAAAAAATCAAAATGAAGAAACTCACTTGTATCCTCGCGGTTATGCTCATGCTGTGCCTCTGCACCATAGCCTACGCCGCAGACACCGTAACTCTGGATATAACCGCGCTGGACTACCAGACCGGCAAGGCGGTATCCAAGACCTACGTCAACAACGAGCTGTTTTCGCTCAAGGTTGACCTGGGCATACCCCGGTTTTACGACCTGACCGACATGGAGCTTATAATCGAACTGGACGGCGTAAAGCTGGACGCAAACGACCTGAGATTGGAGGCTGGCACATATTACCTGAGCGGCATAGTTACCGACCAGCCCGCCGCCCTCCGTATAACCGTCAAGGACAAGGCCTACGAAAACGCCACCACGGCAGAAGAACTCTACAACGCCATGCAGCAAAACAGGACTGTAAGCAAGACCTATTATTTTAACGCCGCACAGCCCGCCGAACAGCCCATTGCAAAAAATCCCGTGGTGATACCCAAGACCGGCGATATATCTATTATAGCCTATGCCATCCCCCTCTCCCTGATAGGCTTTGGCCTCTTTGTGGCAGGTAAACGCAGATGAGCAGAGTAACAGGCTTTATAGAATACCTCGAAAGCCATGTGGGGGATATGTACGTCTGGGGTGCGCAGGGGCAGCAGGTTGACAGCATGAGCGACCCCTACGCATGGATAGAACGGCGCGAAACCAGCGACGTCAATTACAACCGCGCCACATATTTCATGGAGAAAGCCGAAAAACGGCCTCTCTACGCGTTCGACTGTTCCGGCCTCATCGTACACTACATCAGCGACATAAAGCACTGGATGAAGGGCGACACCAACGCCCAGGGGCTTTACCGTATGTGCGGCGAAAACAGGGGCTACGCCGGGAAAACCCCCATGTGTGCGGGCGACCTCGTATTCAAGTACAGCGAAAGCAGCAAGAAAATGGTACATGTCGGCGTATACGTCGGCGACGGCTACACCATAGAGGCCAAAGGCCGCGACGATGGCGTATGTAAGCGCAAGCTGTCCGATGGCAACTGGACGCACTGGGGGCGGCTTGCCATGCTCCAGCAGGAGGAAGAAAAGGAGGAGGTAAAGGTACGGAAAACCATAACCCTGACAAGCCCCATGATGCGGGGGGACGACATCAAAGCCTTGCAAACCGCCCTTAACTCCCTGGGCTATGACGCGGGGGACGCGGACGGCATAGCCGGTAAAAACACCATTGCGGCCATACAGCGGTTTGCACAGGCACACAGTATGACACCGACAGAGCTGCCGGACGTGTTGCAGGCTACCGTATCTGTGGACGGCAAAATCTATGTAGGCACACTAAAAAAATAAGGAGGAGCACCCATGACCAAAGAATGGATATGGGCAATCGTAACGGGACTGAGCGGCATTTTGCTGGGCTGGCTGGCTCACATAAAGACCGCAAGGAAGGACGCGATTGACGCGGCGACACGCGACACCGCCATTGACACCGCGCTCAAATCGGACGTGGACTACATCAAACGCGGCGTGGACGATATCAAACTCGATATGCGGGCGCAGGCTACAAAAATCGAGGACATAGACCTCCGCGTGGCCCGTGTGGAGGAAAGCGCGAAAAGCGCCCACCACCGGCTGGACAGGCTCGAAGCACACAACAACTAAAGGAGGAAAAAATATGAAACTCTCAAATAAGGTATACGACATTCTCAAGGCAATCGCCCTGATCTGGCTCCCCGCCATAGGCACCCTTTATTTCGCCCTCGCGGGTATCTGGAACCTTCCCTATCCCGAAGAGATAGTTGGCACCATCACCGCCGTTGACACGTTCCTCGGCGCGGTGCTGGGCATATCCTCGGCAAACTACAACAAACAGTAGCCCCCGGACGGGATTCCCTTTCAATAGCCCCCCTTAATTGGGGGGCGTATTTTTATAAAGGAGGTATAGGCTTTTGGAGAAGCGGGCCTCTTTGAAATGGATAAAGCATTGCTTAACTCCCGTTCACGCACGGAATGGGAAGCACTCATACGCGAATGGATACATAACGAAAAAGACCGCTGGCTGATAACCCGCCGCCTTTTAGACGGGGTACCATACGACGCTTTGACGGGCGAATACCAGCTTAAATTTGAAATACCCCTTGAATATGACCAGATACGAAGGCGGTGCAAGGCCGCCGAAAAACAACTGAAAACGCACTGTAAATAGCCGATAAATAGCCGATGGGAGCAATCCTGTCGGCTCTTTTTTTATGCCAAAATTCAGGTAGAAGGGAGCGTGAAACAGTGTATCCATACCAACCTTATTTTAACCAACAAACCCAATATCAGCGAACCGAAGTAGTCAAAGTGAACGGTGAGGGAGGCGCAAAGGCGTATCAAATGCCCCCTAATAGCTCCGTTCTTCTGTTGGACGAAACGGCCCCCATAGTGTGGCTTAAAACAACGGACGGGGCGGGGTTCCCCTCTCTCTCGCCTTACAGCATAACCCCGTATAAACCCGCTCCGCCTGTCGATGTGAACGGCCTTGAACAGAGAATAGCCAGATTGGAGGAAATGATAAATGCCAAACCCGATACTACAAATGCTAAGCGGAGGAAATCCGAGGAAGCTCAACCCACAAATGATAGCGCAGGCTAAACAGATGATGTCCGTTCCCGGACAAATACAGAAGATAAAGCAGATGATAGGCAACGGCGACCCTAAACAGATGTTTTATGCGGCCTGCAAGCAATACGGGATAGACCCCGAGGATATTCTTTCTGAATTAAGATAGACCATTACCCGAAGCGCGCACGGGATTGGAATATAAATCGAAAGGAACTTTAGAACTATGGATAATATGCCCTCTCTCGCGGATATAGCCGCGGTAACTGATGGCAAGACTGACGGCTTCAACGGAGGCTTCTGGATATTCGCCCTTATCATACTTTTTGCCATGATGGGCGGCGGCTTTGGCGGTTGGAACCGCCAGGGCGAATTTGGACAGTATGCCACCGCTGCGTCTCAGCAGGAAATTCTCTTCGGTCAGCACTTCGGCCAGATCAATGACCGCTTGACTAACATCGGCAACGGTATATGTGATTCCACCTTCGCGCTGAACAACGCTATCACCACCGAAGGCCGAAACCTGTCCAGCCAGTTCGCAAACTGCTGCTGTGAACAGAGGCTCGGTATAGCCAACCTTTCAGCGCAGATGAACCAGAACACCTGCGACATAACCACCGCTATCCACGCCGAGGCCGAGGCCACCCGCTCCCTGATACAGGCGAACGAAATGCAGGCTCTCAGGGACAAAGTGTCCAGCCTTGAGATGGATAACCGCATGTACGGAGTAGTCCGCTATCCCAACGGTTACACCTACAACGCGGGGAACTCTCCCTTCTGTGGTAATAATTGCGGCTGCTGCTGCTAATTCCGGCTATGCCGTGATATATCGGGGCGGCGTATGCTGCCCCTTGATTTTTGAAAGGAGCATAAAAAATGGCTTGTAAAAATGTATGCAAACTCTGCCCCAACCTTATAATCTCCCAGGCCGTTACCTTCACGGCGGGAACCGGGCTGATAATCAACCTCCCGGCAGGCAACTATAACGACAACCAGAAATACTGCATCGTGGTAGCTCAGTCTATCCCGGCGGCTACCACTATAACCGCGCCCGTGTTTGTCACCATAGGCGCCGGCACGGAACAGTATCCGCTGATAGATAGTTGCTGCGCCCAGGTCACAGCTTGCGCCATACGCACCCGCACCAGGTATGCTACCATCGTCAAGACCAACGCCACGGGCGGCAGTTTTAAAATGCTTGGCAAAACCGCTTGCACTCAGGGGCTTGCCAGCATTGACGGAGGCGCAGAGTAATGAGCTTTAAGGAGATCATACGCCTGATATCCGAAAGGCACACCGATATGACGGAAGTGACCGATGCGCTCTCTGATATGATGCACACGGTAAAGGACCGTCTGCCGGAGGTGTACAAAGAAACAATGTATTGCCTCGAAGAAATAGCATATCGGATAACTCCTGAAGAGGCGCGGCAGATAGTCAAAGGTATGCGCCCATACGGTCAAAAATGGGACTATGATACCATCAAGGCGTTTCTGGCGACGAAAGGCATAACGGCGGTATGCAAATACTATCTGTGCATGAATATGTACTACAACGACAGCCACGATACCGCCGAAATGGTAGGCAAGGGTGAAGATGCGGAGTTTTATTTCAGCCTTGCGAAAGATTTCATTAACGATATAGACGGTAAGGATTTCAAGGTTGAAAAATATTTTACTGCGTAACTGGCAACCTTCCGGCAACTTTCTGGCAACCTTTTATTTCAAACCCTAAAACGAGCGCAAACGGAAAATATAGATAAACAGCCGCTTTTTACGGACGAGAAACTGCAAGGAATTGAATAAAAAACGGGTAGCCGCCGGATACCAAACATCAAAAACGCCTGTGTTGCACGGGCGTTTTTCT